ATTCTTAACATCTGAATGCAAACCCCTGAGTAAGTCAGCAACAACGCCATGATCCGACTTATTTTCTTTTCTGCCCGCTTGTACGAGGGCAGCCAGAACAACGCCTACTGCGGCAACTACCGCTACAGCAATAGCTTCCATGTGTTTACTTTGCCATCAAAAAGCTGGCAATTACATCAACATCAATGTCAAATGTGCCATAGGCGGCTTCGTGAGCCTTGAGTGAATTAATCAAGTCTGCTTTGCGAACAGTAACTTTTTCCTCTTTCCCGTCATCAACAAAATTGCTTACAGGGGTGGATGAAGAACTGCCCTCACCTGTTGATCCAGTATCGCTACCTGCAAGGGATGCGGCTGGTTTGGTGTTTAACATAAATGTTACATCTTTAACTGCCTTACTTAACATGTCAATTTGACTCTGATGATACGATGCTGTTTCAACAAATTCTTTCATTTGAGCAAAAGCGGCTTTAGCCATATCGTCATTCTTCTTCTTTAGAAAAGAATGCTGATTGATCATTGCTTCTGCATTGTCTACTGGAACTTTAATATAATTCATGTATTCTCCTTGTATTTTAGATATACCTAATAGCATATCATAAAAATAATTCTATTACCTTGTTTTTTAAATAATCAATCATGGACTCTTCATCGTCCATCTCCTCTTCAGGGTCATCTTCAACAACACCGTCTGGAATGATCGCAAATCTGCATTTACCTTCATCCTCTACTTTCTGAGCAATAATCTTACAAACACCATTGCCCTCGTAAAGAACGCAATTTGAACATTTAACCCCAATGTCTTTAACATCATTTTCTTCGGGGCTATCATAGCCAGCCCACACCCCAGTCTCATCTTCGTTAAATTTACCGTACCGAAGGGTAATTGCAATCAACATATCAGCCAACACTGCTTCCTGTTCATCAAGGTCATCCGCAATCTTGTTTACATATTCTTCTGACTTATTCACAACCCTGTAGCCGCCGCCTCGTTTTTTATATTCACGGACAAGCCATGCATTAGCATAGGCTGAAGGGTAAACATCAAATTTTGCTTTAGCCGCAGCTTTCACTCTGGCATATAATTCTGGGTTTGTTGGAACATTACGAGATGCTTTTTTAACATCTGTTGAAACATTAATAGGCTTTTTGCCCTGCCTAGTCTGTGATGACTCTGCTGTGCGCTTACGCCTAACAGCGGATGCAATCTGTGCAGGTGTCATTCTGGCAGCACGAGCGGCTGGTACGCACTTTGGATACTTGCCTGACTCGGCATCTGCTCTACCACATGGCTCAAACCCACCGCCAGATTTTGGTCTTGAAATATCAACCCATCTTTCCCCAAACCATTGCGTTAAGCTTTTTTGAATATCATCAACAAATTTCTTTTTCTTTTTTGAACCATAGCCCCGTTGCGGATTCTTAATACCAGAACCCATTGAGCTAGTAGTTACTTCGTTAGCCTTTTCTTCATAGCCATTTGCCCGTGCAGCAACGCCCTGCATTTGGGCTTTCATCTTTGCGGCTTCCATAGATTTTTCATCGCCAGCGGTGTATAGATAGCACTTACCGCTATCCCCCCACTTGTATCCTGGTTTATCCCCATCGGAGCATGAACGAATTGGCATGATCTACTATTGTAGCAGATTATTCATATACCGAATAGAGATCCTCTTGAGTCCATCTTTGAACTGGCATTTTTACATCTCTAAAATAGTGAAAAGCATCTTCCGATGTATAATATATCCTAGCGTAAGCAAGCCTTGCGCCTTCATCGTAAGCGCTACAATCTGGGTTGTTATCCAGGTATAAAGCTTTATACTGGTATATATCTTCTTGCCAATGGATAGCATTAACTGGTACCAGTTTCCAGTTGCAATACGGACATAGTTTTTCGGGGTAGGGAAAGTCTTTCTTAAGACCACCAAGTAGCATTAAAAATCTCCTTCTTCTTTCTTCCTATCTTCTTTAGTAAAGCTCTCTCTTAATAAGTAATTAATAATATGGTCTAAAGATGACCGTGCTATTTCTACGCCATCCATAAGAGCATTCATTTCATCAAGCGTCATTGGGTAATCGTCACCAGGACTTTGTATAAAAAAAGCTGGGACATAGCTGTTTTCAAAAGGAACAGTTTTAATCACAATAGACAGGCTCTCTATGTCCTCTAAATTGCTCTCACCTTCGTATGGTATAATTCTCATCGCAGTCAATTCCTTTATTGCTAACAATTGTAATGTCTTTATATGATATTAGCATATTTCTTAGCAGCGATTTTAGCATAATTTGTTCTGTATTTTTCACTTTGCCAAAAATAAGTACAATTTCATAGTCATCAATTTTATCTTTAAAAAATAATTTATAATGTTTGTCTTTAATAATGTTAACTTTTTTGTTTAAAAAAAGTTTCATCCAAAGCTTAACAAATCTTGAAGTTGTTGCTGGGCATATATAAATATAAACCTGAGAGTCTTTTAAATTATTTAAGAAGTTTACTACATAGTCATAAGGATAAGATGTATCGCTAAGAACTAATACTTTCTTGTTCTTTAGATAATCAAAGTTAATTTCATTTAATTGATACATTGCTGCTATCTTGTGATTTACGATGAAGCACTATATACATACTAATAATTAATGTAAGCAACATTCCTGATCTTAAACCAATATCCGTATCAAACCCCCAGAGGATAGCAAAGCGTAGCAGTATTGCGTTTAAAGATAGATATAGGAAATAAACAATGAAGTTAGTAAACATGATAAGTCATTATCTCATACTTTTTTTAGAAAATCTCAAGAAAATTGTTTTTTGTAGGAATTTTTTTTAAACGATGTGGTATGCTACGCATGCAAAGCGTGCTGGTGTACTTAGCAAACACATATACTATATAAACTATATACACTTATGTATACTAAGCATTCATAGCATACGGGGTATAATCCTGAAGGTGGTATACTAAATTTATGAAAATAGTTGGAATTGTTGAATCTGACGAATGCAGCGGAGCCGCTATTGTTGATTGCGATTTCATATCCATAGTTAAGATGGATAATTACTATATAGCTGCGTCAAAATGTATGTTTACGCACACCCCAGTTACCTGTGAAATTTCTAAAGAAGATGCAGAAAAATTAATGGATAATGGTGTAGTATGTTTAGACTTCAATGATCCAATAGAAGAAGTTAAGAAAACACCTAGACGAAAGCGCAAATAACTTTTATGAAAAAAATCAGTTGGTTTAGTCCAGGTAGTATGGATATTAATGGTGAGCCTTGGTACAGTCAAGGTTACAGTAATGCTGCAATCAGCATCATTAACGCTTTAAAAGAAAAAGATGTTGGCGTATTCTACAACAGAACAGATTTCCCGTTTCATATCAACTTCTGTCAGCCTCACTATTATCAATTAAATAATGATTACAAGATTGGCTATACCCCTTGGGAGTCAACTAAGGTACCACCTGGTTGGTTGCACAATATGCAACAGTGTGATGAAATCTGGGCGACATCTTCGTTCGTTAAAGAAGTCTATGTGCAAAACAATGTTCATCACAACATCCATGTAATACCTCATGGAATTTCAGATGACTTTAAAATCATTGATCGTGAAATAACCGACACATTTAATTTTCTTCATGTTGGTGGAGATAGCAAAAGAAAAAATGCTCAGATGGCAGTAGATGCATTCTTGGAGCTTTACGAAGATGATTTGAATTTTAAGCTCGTCTTAAAATATAATAAATACTGCTATGCAGAAGTTTATATTAATGGAAGTTTAGTTCCAGCTACTCAGCATCCTCAGATCATAGGTATTCCAGAAAATCTGTCAACAGAGGATCTGGTTAGGCTATATCACAAATGCCATTGTTTGGTTTACCCAACAAGCGGTGAAGGTTTTGGAATGATTCCATTTGAAGCAATTTGCACGGGTATGCCAACTATTGTAAGTAATGCAACAGGTTGCAGGGATTTTGCAAAATATTCAATACCGCTCAATTGCACAATGGCTAGCGCTGATTGGAATAATCATCATTACGGTGAAGATACTGGATTGTGGGCGTATCCTGACTTGAATGACTTGATGGATCTTATGACACATGTTGTTTCTGAATATGATGAATTCAAAAAATATACAATTCAATCAGCAAAAATTTTACACGCTGAGCACTCTTGGTCCAGTGTTGCTGATAAGATACTTGATAGAATCAAGTTTTATGAAAATTCTTTAGTTTAGACCTAAGCATTTTTCATTGCGGCTAGTTCATCTAGCAGATATCATTGTAATCTTACTTTTGGAGGTATTGAATGTCTTTATTGTCACCTGAATTTATTGCTAGCTATGGATCTAAAACTCCACCTTGGGGTTTTGGCGGTCTTGGGGAGGTTGTATTCCTTAGGACATATAGCCGTAAAATTGAAGGTACAGACCAAACTGAATCGTGGGTTCAAACCATTCAGAGGATTATAGAAGGGGCTGTTGATATTGGAGTTCCTTTCTCCAAGGAAGACGCAGAGAATTTATTTGATCATATGTTCAATCTACGATGCGCAGTGTCTGGCAGAGCCCTTTGGCAACTCGGTACGCCTCTTGTAAAGCAGTTCTCAGGTACTTCATTGAATAATTGTTTTTATACAAATATTGAGAAAATTGAAGATTTTGAAATGTTGTTTGATTACCTCATGCTGGGTGGTGGAGTTGGTTTTTCTGTAGAGAGATCCAAGATCCACGAATTGCCTAAAGTTAAGTTGGTTGGTTCAATTACAGCCGAGCGTACAAATGACGCAGACTTCATTGTTCCAGACTCAAGGCAGGGCTGGCGAGAATTGCTCCATAAAGTGCTTGAGTCATATTTCAAAAATGGCAAATCTTTTACATACTCAACTATTTTGATTCGTGAGTTTGGAACACCACTTAAGACTTTTGGTGGGACAGCTTCTGGTTCTGGAGCTTTAGTTGATGGCATCGCAGACATTTGTAAAGTTCTAGACAACCGTGTTGGTAAAAAACTTCGTTCAATTGATGTGTTAGATATTTGTAATATTATTGGGCGTATTGTTGTTTCTGGCTCATCACGCCGTTCTGCGCAAATTGCTATTGGTGATCCTGATGATATTCTTTTCCTTAAGGCAAAGAATTGGGGATCTGGCAATGTTCCAGCATGGAGAGCAAATAGCAACAATAGCATCTATGCAGATTCTTATGAAGAGATCCTGCCCGAACTCTGGAAGGGGTATGACGGAACAGGGGAACCTTATGGTCTTGTTAATCGCAAACTTGCAAGAACATACGGAAGATTGGGTGAAAAGTCCCTAGATTCATCTATTGAGGGATTTAACCCATGTGCAGAGATTGCTCTTGCCGATGGTGAGTCATGTAACCTTGCAACTATCTTTTTGCCAAATGTTGAAAGTCTCGGGCAGTTGTTAGAGATATCAAAACTTCTGTACTTGATTCAAAAACAGATAACTCAGTTATCATACCCTTATGAGAAAACAACAAACATTGTTAGAAAGAATACCCGACTTGGGCAATCAATTACTGGGATTCTGCAATGCACTGAGCAGCAAATTGGTTGGCTATCTCAAACCTATGAGTTCTTAAAAGATTTTGATGCGTTCTATAGCAAAGAGCGTGGTTGGAACCAATCTGTTCGTTTAACAACGGTTCAGCCGTCAGGTACGCTTTCACTGCTTCCAGGTGTGACTCCTGGAATCCATCCAGCCTTTGCTCCGTATTATATTCGCAGGGTTAGGTTTAGCTCTGTTGACCCACTAGTGGATGCATGCCGTAAGCGTGGTTATAAAGTTACATGGGATATGGGCTTGGATGGCAGGGAAGACCACACAAGGTATGTTGTGGAGTTTCCGTGCAAATCTCCAGACAATTCAATTCTGGTTGCAAACATGACTGCTCTTGAGCAATTAGAGTGGGTTAAGAAGATGCAAACAATCTGGGCGGATAACGCAGTATCTGTAACGGTTTATTATCGTAAAGAAGAATTGCCAGCGGTGAAAGAGTGGTTGTCTAACAATTACGACTCATCTGTTAAGTCAGTATCTTTCTTGTTGCATGTTGACCACAACTTTCCTCTACCTCCGTATGAAGAGATCACTAAAGATCAATACGATAAAGTGTTCTCTAAATTAGACTTTTCAACTCCAATTCATCAAAACGCTGCCAACTTGGATATTGATTTGGATGATTGTGCGACAGGCGCATGCCCTATTAAGTAACTATTCAACAATTTGTGTACAACAATAATCCCTATTTCATTAAAATTGGTGTATACTGAAACATATGTCCGATATTATTAAAAATAAACGCATCTGGGTTCCAGACAGAACATTTGGGGTTTGCATTTGGATAATGCCAAACGGACAACCTTTGTCTGATGGTGATGGTTATTTATCTGCAGAAGGTTTTATTGGTGACAAGAATGTTGAATCAAGAGTTGAGGCTGCTGCAAAATACTGGACTGGCAGTGAAGAAGGTGAATTGGCTTGGGTACATGGGGCTAGAAAAATTTCTGGTTCAGAGAGAGATGATCAAGTTGCAAGATTTCATGATGGTCTGATTCCAGACCCATTGGAAGACGCTTTTGACGGATTGAGGAAAAATGGAAAATAAAACAACACATATGATTGATCAAGCTGTTGAAGAAGAAATTGATGATTTAACATATTTTGGATTTGATTCATCTCCAACTAATGATGACCCGTTTGCAAAAGTTTCTTATTCTAGTCTTTCACCAAAAATGAAAAGGAAAGTTTCAAAACTTGCAAAAAAATTTGAAGGCATAGACGGTGTAGCTAGTAAGTACATTGACCCTGAAATGCTGGATGGTTATAGTCTTTATGATATTGTAAACCCTCCATACGATTTAGATACGCTTGCTGGTCTTTATGATTCTAGTGCTATCCATAATGCTTCAATTGCTGCAAGAGTAATGAACACTGTTGGTCTTGGTTTTGAGTTTGTTGAAACTATTAAAGCTAAAAGAAGATTAGAGAAAGCTGCTGGCGAGCCAGAAAGATTGGCAAGAGTAAGGAAGTCTATTCAAGATGAAAAACAAAAGCTTGAAGACATTTTTGAAAACACTAACAAAGAAGAAACTTTTAACGAAACAATGATTAAGATTTGGCAAGATGTCTTAACCATTGGTAACGGATACATGGAGATCGGTAGAAACAATGCTGGCGAGATTGGTTATATTGGTCATATTCCTGGAACACTAATGCGTGTTCGCCGTAAAAGAGATGGTTATGTACAGATTGCTAGGAGTAATAAGATCTCTGCCGTATTCTTTAGAAACTTTCAAGATTTAGAAACAGAAGACCCAATTAATACTGATTCAAATCCAAATGAGATTATTCATTTCAAGACTTATTCCCCTAAGAATACTTACTACGGTATTCCTTCTGCAGTTTCTGCTGCCGCTGCAATTGTTGGGGATAAGTTTGCAAAGGAATATAATATTGATTACTTTGAAAACAAAGCAATTCCTCGTTATGCAATTATTCTTAAAGGCGCAAAGTTAAGCAATAAATCAAAACAGGAATTAATTAATTATTTTAGAAAAGAAGTTAAGGGTCGCAATCACGGAACTTTGGTTATTCCAATCCCAGCCTCGCTTGGCTCGGATAGTGATATTAGATTTGAAAAATTGGAAGCTGGAATTCAGGATTCATCATTTGATAAATATCGTAAATCAAACCGAGATGAAATTCTTGTCGCAAACAGAGTTCCTGCTCCTAAAGTTGGTGTGTACGATAATGCCAACCTTGCGGTCTCTAGGGATGCTGATAAAACATTTAAAACACAAGTGATTGGTCCAGATCAATCGGTTGTTGAAAAAAGATTGAATCGTGTCATTGCTGAATTCAGCGATATGGTTGTATTACAATTCAAGCGCATTGACTTGATTGATGAAGACATTCAATCAAAAATCAATGATAGATATTTGAGAACGGAAGTTATTGCTCCAAACGAAGTTCGTCAACAGCTTGGATTGCCAGAAAGAACAGATGGTGATGAACCATTGCCTTTCCCAACAAAGATTAAAAAAGAATCCGCTGGACCAGGAGCGCCAGCAGGAAATTCTAATAATATTTCCTCTCAGCCAAGAAATGCAATATCAGATACTCGTCAAGGGTCTAGTGACCCAAGAGCTTCTGGGGATCAGGCGGAGAGAGGTGAAGTACAAGATACCACAGGAGGTTCTTAATGAGTTACGGAGCTGGAATTATTTTTTCCAATACAGCGGTGACTAGTACGAGCGGCGCATCGGGCGTTGTATCTACTAATGGTCACACTAAATGCATACATTTTTATAATACCCATGCTACAACAAATGCTACGGTTAAGTTAAATGGTGGTCCACATCAAGTGGTGATTCCAGCAATTAATAGCGGTGGCGGTTATGTTGAAGTTGAAGGTGATTTTACAAGTTTTCAAGTTATGACAGCAGCCGTTACACTTGCTGTATATGCAGTTGCATAATTTGCTTGCATTATAATAATGTATTATACTAGGGTTCACTATCTTTATGGACAATCTTAATTTTTCATTTCCAATCACAATGATTAAGACAGAGCAGCGCATTGTATGCGGTGTTGCTACAGCTGACAATGTTGATAAGTCTAATGATATTGTTGATTTTGCAGCATCAGAGATTGCTTTTAAAAACTGGCAAGGCAACATTCGTGAAATGCATGCCCCTATTGCTGTTGGAAAAGCCATTAGTTACAAACCTTTAAAGTTAAAAGGCGAGGATGGTCAAGAGTATAACGCTATTCAAGTGGAAGCTTATATCTCCAAAGGTGCCGAGGCTACTTGGCAAAAAGTTCTTGATGGAACACTTCGTGCCTTTTCAATCGGTGGTCGGATTACAAAGAAAGAAGTCATGGAAGGCAAGATGCATAATGGCAGACCAATTTCTATTATTAAAGAATACGATCTTGGTGAGTTAAGTTTAGTAGATAACCCAGCAAATGCTATGGCAGTAATTGATTTGGTAAAAATGAACAATGTTGGGGATTTGAATTACGCTCTTGATTGCGACTTGGATTGCCAGATTGAAAAAGCAAAACAGCCATTAAAGGATCCAAAGGGTGGATTGACTGCTGCTGGTAGAAGGCACTTTAAACAAACAGAGGGCGCAAACTTAAAGCCAGGTGTTCGTGGAGCCGCCAATACCCCAGAGAAAATGCGCCGCAAAGGTTCTTTCTTAACAAGATTTTTCACCAACCCTTCTGGACCAATGAAGAAGCCAAATGGCGAGCCTAGTCGCTTAGCCCTTTCTGCCGCCGCATGGGGTGAGCCAGTTCCACAGAACTCTTCAGATGCCGCTGCTCTTGCAGCCAAAGGTCGTAGGTTGTTGGAAAGGTATGCCAACACTAAGAAGAAGAGTGTTTCGGAAAATGATTTTGATAACTCCTTACTTGATTCTCTGCTAGACATTATTGAGAGTTCGGGTTATGCAGAATCAATTGAAGAAGATTTTACAATGGCAACTGATAATGTTGATAATGATATTATTGATATGCTCTTGGATGAATTATACGAGGAGATTGTTATGGAAGTAGAAAAATCATGTAATTGTGAAATTAATGTTGATAAGGAATTGCAAAATTTAGAAAAATATGATAGTGTAATCCCTATGGATAATTCTTTGACAGATAACAAGATGTCATTTATTAAGAAGTTTATTAATTGGGTAGGTCCAATTGATAATTTAGGACTAGAAAAGTCCGAGCAGGATACAGAAGCTTCAACAGAAGCGGATGTGATTGTTGAACAAGTGGAGGAACAAGATATGGATATTGAAGTTCTTAAAGAAGCCCTTGGTTCAGTCATTGATCAAAAGCTTACCGACTTCGCAACTTCATTTAAACAAGAAGTAGAAGCGAATGTTGATGCTAAAATTGAGGCTGTAACAAAGAGCGTTGAGGATCAGAAAATTGAATTGGCTGAGAAGTTGGAGACAACTGAGAAAGCCTTAGAGGTTCAAACAGCAAAGGTTGAGGAATTCGCTCAAGCAGGAGCTGTTAAGAAAAGCGTTGACCCAGAAGATGATGAAGATGGTGAGGAGCTTGTTAAGTCCGCACCAAAGTCATTCTGGAGCAATATGTATTTACCACAAGAGTTAATTAGCTCTTTGGGTTATAGGTCATAAGGGAGGATCATCATATGGCAACACAAAATGAAATTTTAGCAAAAGCTAATGAAGTAACAACGGCAGTGGTGAACTCGGGTAGCGGTGTAAGCTCTATCGGTGGTCTCCTTAATGCAGAACAGTCAAATCGTTTTATTGATTTCGTAGTAGATCAATCAACTTTGATGCAAAGTTCAAGAGTTGTGCGCATGCGTACACCTCAGGTTGACATTGACAAGGTGTCAGTCGGTACAAGAATTATGGCAAAAGCAACAGAAGCCAGTGACACTGGTTCAAACGCAGCGGTAACTTTTTCTAAAGTTTCGTTGAACAGCGTAAAGCTTCGTTTGGATTGGGAATTGAGCACAGAGTCGCTTGAGGATAACATTGAGGGTGCTTCGTTAGAAGATCACCTTGCACAAATGATGGCTCGCCAAACAGCAAACGATCTTGACGATCTTTTGATTAATGGTAACACATCATCCAACAATGGTCTTTTGAAGGCTCTTGATGGTTTCAGCAAGTTAGCTCTTGCAGGTGCAACTGTTATTGATGAAGCAGGAAACAATGTTTCCCGTGCAACCTACGACAGAGTTCTTCGTAACATGCCAAGCAAGTATTTGCAACGCCGTAACGAATTGCGATTCTTCACAGGCTCGGCAGTTGTGCAAGACACATCTTTCAGCTTGCAGAATCCTAACTCGGCAACAGCCGCAACATCTGGAGCAGCAGCCCCAGCATCAACATATGGTGAGCAAGCATTCTTGAATGGTTCAATCCGTGCAAACGGTGGTCCAGGTGCTACTGGAATTTCTCCTTATGGTATTCCATTGGTGGAAATTCCACTCATGCCAGAAACAGTTTCGGGTGACTATTCAGCCGCTGCTGGTTCACATGGTTATGTTGAATTAACATTCCCAAACAATAGAGTTATTGGTATCCACCGTGACATCACCCTCTACCGTCAGTTCCAACCAAAGACTGACACAATTGAGTACACACAGTTTATGCGTGTTGCAAACAACATTGAGAACCTTGAGTCTTATGTTCTTGCAAAGAATGTCAAACTGCGCACTCTTTAATATAAATAATTAATGTAGAAAGGGTGGAGTGTGAGTAATCACCCTCCACCCTCTCTCATGTTATACTGGATATAAGAATCTATAGAATAGGATGGTTTATGGTAAACAGAGATAATGTAGTTACAACTGAAACAGCAGCCCCTCGCAAGAAGGCTCCAGCCAAGAAGGCTGCAGTTAAAAAAGAAGTAATCCCTACTGATGGTGATAATGATGGCTTGGTTGATGACGGAAAAGAAACGGAGCGCCCTGTTGAATTGGCGAACATTTCTAGCGATACTGAATCCCTTGTAATTTATTTTGAAAGTGGAATGGGTTATACAACGGGAACAGGAATTAGGTTTACAAGAGAATCCCCAATGAGGGAAGTCTCTTTTGCGGAAGCAAATTTACTTTTAAGACTTTCTAATTTCAGATTAGCTAATGACGAAGAAAAGGAAATGTATTATAATAACTTGGAGGGCTAATTTATGGCAGGGAATCTTTCAAACTATCTAGAGAACGAATTACTTGATCACTTTCTAGGCACAACCGCATATACTATGCCAACCACTGTTTATGTTGCTTTGTACACAGTTGCTCCAGATGATACAGGCGGTGGAACACAAGTAACTGGCGGTTCGTATGCTAGACAGCCTGCAACTTTTGCTGCTGCATCTAGTGGTGCAACATCCAATAGTGCGAATATTGACTTTACGGGAATGCCTGCGGCTACAACTGTAGCTATTGGTATTTTTGATGCAATTACATCTGGGAACTTACTATTGTGGGGAACCCTTACAACGAACAAAACAACAGATGCTGGGGATACTCTAAGAATCGCAACAGGCGATCTTGATATCAGCATTGACTAGGAGATTAGTATGCTGAGAAGAGAATTTAGCGGTGCGGTCTTGAGGACAACTCTTTCTGCCAACATCAGCAATAGTGCTTCTTCCATCTCAGTTGTTGACGGTTCAACATATCCAAGTGGTGCTAACCCATTTGTAATTGTTTTGGATCGTGGTAACACTTCAGAAGAAAAAGTTTTAATCTCTTCAAGAGCAAGCAATACCCTTACTGTTTCTGAAAGAGGGTATGACGGAACAGTTGCCAATGCTCACATTTCTGGTTCATTTGTAGATCATGTCCTTGATGCAGCTGTTATTCAAGATATGAATACAACGACATATGACAATGAAGTTCTTGTCTGGATGGGGGTATAATATGGCTAATTTAACGCCAAAAAGTTTCTATATTGGTAGTGGTTCTGCTACAGATGCTTATACAACAGCAAATACAGTTGGTAATTATTCAATTATTAAAAACATTAATCTTTGCAATACAACTTCTTCCAATGCTGTATGCAGCATTCACATTCTTGTTGGTGCAGCAACAGCTGCGGCTAATAACAAGGTGGTAAGCAATGTTACTGTATTAGCAAATAATGTTGTGTATTATAATACATCAGTAGTTATACCTGCTAATAGTAAAATCTATGTAGATCAAGTAACAGCTAACGCTGTGACATTTACAATTAGCGGTGTAGAATATGCCTAATCTCAATAAAGATTTAATTAACGATACACTTTCTGTTGATTTAGACAGTACCCAGACACTTTCTAATAAAACTCTTACTACTCCAATTATCAATGGACCAACTATTACTGCTACTGGTCAAACACCAGTTATTCATGGCATCTATCTCCCAGAACCCCATGTGATTTATTTTGAAGGTAGTACAGCTGATGGTTTTGAAACAATCCTAACCGTTGTTGACCCAACAGCCGATAGAACCGTAAGTCTTCCTGATGCGAGCGGAACTGTTGCACTGAGTGGAACTATTGCTCTTGGAACGGACACAACTGGCAACTATGTTGCTACGATTGCTGGAACTGCAGATCAAATAACCGTATCTGGTTCGGGTTCTGAAAGCGCAGCTGTTACGATAAGCTTGCCAGCTAATGTTACCATTTCAAACAATCTTGTAGTAACTGGTGATCTAACTGTTAGTGGCAATACAACTACTCTTAATACCGCCAATCTTAATGTTGAAGATAGTTTTATTCTACTTAATTCTGGTGTAACTGGTTCTCCTACATTAAACTCTGGTCTTGAAGTTGAACGAGGAACTTCTACAAATGTTTTTATTCGCTGGGATGAAACAACAGATAAATGGCAGTTCACTAATGATGGTTCAACATATACTAATATAGGTTCTGCTGGATTAATTAGTTCTGCAACTGCTCCAGTTTCTCCGTCTGCTGGCGACCTTTGGTTTGATACATCTACTGGTGCTTCTTTTATCTACTACAACTCGGCATGGATTGAATTAGGCGGAGGCACACTGTCTCCGTACCAAGCAACTTCTACTACCCGCCCATCATCCCCGTGGACTGGTCAACATGTCTATGAAACAGATACAAGTCTTGAGTATGTTTATGGTGGGTCGGCTTGGCAGCAGGTGTCGGGTGGTACTGCTGTCGGCAACTCAGGCTTGGTGTATGTGAAATCTCAGACGGTCGGCACAGGTGTTTCAAGCGTGACTGTTTCTAATGCGTTTTCTACTACTTACGACAACTATCAAATCCAGTTAAGTGGCGGCGTGGGTAGTGGCGATGCCAACCTTCGGTTGACACTTGGTGCAACGGCAACGGGCTACTATGCTGGTGGCATTTATGTTGGGTACACAGCCTCAACAGTAACGGGTACAAATACAAACAATGGTGCATTTATAGACATCGGATATGGCAGTACAAATGCTTTGTCGGGCAGAGGCGAAATAGAAAGTCCGTTTCTTACTAAGCGAACAGTCTTTAGAACAAACCCTATTAGCACATCTACCAGTTATCCAATGGGTGTCTTTGGTGGCTATCTTAATGACGCTACTTCATACACAGCCTTTACAATCACGGCATCAAGCGGAACAATGACTGGTGGAACTATCACCGTGTACGGATACCGAAAGGCATAACCGATGACACGACCAAACATACAAATAGATGATGAAGTTCGTGAAATGACCGAAGAAGAATACGCCGACCTACTTGCATCGGGTTGGACTGAGGTTGCTGAAAATAACATCGCAGAAGAATGGACAGGTGAGTAATGACAGCGATTACTTTCCCTGCTTCTCCATACACAAACCAGATTTTCACTGTTGGCTCTAAGAGTTGGCAATGGGACGGCTCAGTATGGGTTGCTTATTACAACGAATCTGTTGACTCTGTTTATGGAACAGGCAGTGATGGCGATGCCGTACTTAACGGCTCTTCAACTGTTCTAAGCATGGTTCCGTCTGCAAATGTTTATTCCATGACAACAGATTTGTATTTTAATGATTTGACTATTAATGCCAGTGTTCGCCTTGCGCCTAATGGTTATAGGATATTTGTTAAGGGAGCATTGAAACTCATGGGGAATAACTCTACAATTGGATACACTACAGGGTTTGCAACTGACGGTTCAATTAAACAAGGTGGAGCGGCGAATACTGCGGTCTCTCACTCTCTTGGTGGTTCCGCTACTGGCTTTGCAGCGACTGCCCCATTAGCATCCCTTGGCGGAACTAATTACTTTAAAATTCCAAGTCAGGCAATAACTGGTTATTCAGTTACTGCATCTGGTGGTCCTACATTTTTGCGTGGTGGTGCTGGAGGTTCTGGGCAAGCTGGTGGTGGGATCGTTATCGTTGCTGCTCGTTATATTTCTGGACCAGCAACAGGTACGGCTTATATTAAAGCACCAGGAACTGCTCCCGCAGGTGGAGGAGTAATTCTTGTTGTATCTTCTGCTGAAACATTGGCTGCTGGAATTACTACTGATGTAACTGGACAAAACGCAGGTACAGTCCACTACATGTCGCAGGTGTGACATGCCAATTTCAAGAATAGAAAAAAGTGTTGCAAGGCTTGGCAATAATGCAGTGTACGGTGATGGGTCTGATGGCGATGTAATTATTACTGGTAATCCAATCACTCTTACTTCAGACATGTATTACAACAATTTAACAATAAACAGTGGTGCATTTTTGCTTACAAATGGATTTCGGGTGTTTGTCAAAAATACCCTTACCATAAATGGTGCTATAGGTCTGGGAACATTTACAGGAGGCGTTGTTGGAGAACCAAGTTCCGATATTGCTACTGGTACTATTTCGGGTGTTGAAACATCGTCATCATCAATTGTTTATTCGGTAGGCGGAACAGGTGGAGGTGGCGTTGGGACTCCAAGCGCAACACAACTTCCTGAGTCTTATCGTAAACATATAAATTCTTTAATTGCGGGTGCGGTTGTAACTACAGGTGGGGTCGTTGCTATTAAAGGTGGTGCTAAAGGCACAACAGGAAGCCAAGGGACAACCACTCCTGCATTAACAGACTCTGATACTTGGACAGGCAAAGCAGGGACAGCAGGGACAGCAGGTTCAGGTGCTACAGCAGGCGCAGCAGGCACGGGCGCTGGTGGAGCATCACATCAATCCACTCAGTACTACACTTTGGGAATTGGCGATAATCATTCCCATGTTAGTCTGAATGCTACAGCAGGAACAAATGGTGCAGCAGGAACTCCAGGTACAAACGGTGCCGCAGGCACAACAGGAAGTCCTGGGACAGCCACGGGAGCAACTCCTGGACTTGGAGGGGCAGGTGGAACTCCAGGTTCTGGAGGTGGATTGGTTTTAATTGTTGCTCACACCGTTAAGGGAAGCGGAAGAGTAATTAGTCTTGGAAGGTCAGGCTCCACTGGTTCTGCTGGTACACCAGGCACAGCAGGTCAAGCAGGTGCTAACGGAACAGGTGCTACAGCAGGCGTAGCAGGCACAGGTGCTACAGCAGGCGCAGCAGGTACGGGCGGTCATCACCCAGCCCAAAATTCCCATCACCATTACCCGCATAGGCATGTTAGTTATAAACTTCATTCTCACACTGTTCATCCCGCTGGACCAGAAACATATCATGCAGGTCATCCACACCCACTTCACGCACATGGGCATAATGCTCATCATTACCACAATGGCAGTTACCATTCAGACGCACCTCATATGCAGGACACTACCCATCCAAACGGTCACAGCAATGCCGCTACTAATGTTTTAGATTATTATGTGGGCACTGTTCACGGACACGGTCCTTATGCCAAATATCAGCCCCATGTCCATGTAGAGGCATCCTTTAACCCTGTCCATGCTCACTACCCACAAAAACATTCTGCTGGAGGCGCAGCAGGAACTCCAGGGACAAATGGTGCAGCAGGAACAGCAGGAACAAACGGTGTTGGGGGGCTTGCTGCACCAGCAGCAGCCGCAGGGGGGACTGGCAAAAGAGGTGGGGCAGGCGGTGGAGGGGGTATAATTATCGTTACAGAAACTACCCCAACTGCTTTGTCTTATGATACAATGAGTGGGCTAACAGCCGACACAGACACATATGCGGCTGCTAGTGGCTATTCATATGTTGTTTTAAACCAATAGGAGTCAATATGACAATTTTTAATGAAATTTCAGCACAAGACAAAGTTAATGCTTTAAATATGTATAAGAAAAATGCGCTATCTGACATTTTTCGTTTATGCGTCTTTCTTGGCATAGACACAGAAACTTTTGACCCGAGCACTTATCAGTCAGACGAAACTCTACCGATGGGTGATTCATATCAATTAAGTGAGCTATGCAAAAGAGTGGTAAACATCAATAATAAACTAAGCAGTCTGTAAATGCAAAGAGTTATTTACTGCCCTGCTAATGGAGACATGGCACAAGCAGAAAGTTTATCACTACAGACACAATTGCCAATTACGATTGGCAAAAGTAAATCAATGAATGATATAACTTTTGATGAAGAAATTGTGCAATTATTGTTTGTACCAACAATTAATATTTGCTCTTTTGAAAAAACGGTTAAAGTAAATTTTATTCAATGCATTTACTACACAAATGATTGGATTAACTTCAACAAGGACGATTATTGTATTATGAGCAGCGACTCAATTGATCAAGACAAAGTTTTTCCGATTATTCACGAAGAGCACCACCTTCGTTTTTTGTATAGACCACAGCTGATTGGCGAATATATTTTTAAAATCTATTCAAAAGATGAATGCGTCATAGAGAGATCTTTTCAGGTAATCTAATGAAACTGCAAGAAAAGTCAATAGGAATTTCTGTTTATCAAGATGTCCTTGATGGTAAGAATTTTATCCAAGAATTAGAAAAAGAATGTTTGCGAGGAGCAGAAACTTTTTGGAGGAAATCTTTGATTGGATCTGGTGGAGAGGCAACGGAATATAGAACATCAGATGGTTGTGATTTGCAATGGATTATGAATCCAAACAAGACACATCACTTATATGACATGTTTAGGAATGATATTTATTTACCTTTGCAAGATTGCTTTCTAGATTACTCTGCGTATTTTATGGCAAAAAGCGGGTATCATGAACCTATGCAAATGCTAAGATACGAAAATGGAGCTAGATACGGAACGCACCTTGATGCTGGTAGAGGATTCAATAGACTTTTTAGTTTAGTTGCTATTTTAGAAAACACTTCTAGCGGCGGAATGCTGGAATTTCCTTTTCATAAAGTAGAAATTGAGGCTACTCCAGGTTCAGTTGTTTTATTTCCGTCAGGGCTTACTTACGACCATCAAGCACATCCCGTAAACGATGGTGTTAAATACTCATTAGTGACTTGGTTTGCATGAGTAACAACTTCTCTATAGGCATAGTTGGGTCTGGTACAGCAGGAATGATTGCTGCAATAATCATTAGACAGGCTTTTCCGTCTTCAGATATAACTATTGTTTCTTCATCAAAGATAGGAATAATCGGGGTGGGGGAGGGCAGTACAGAGCACTGGAAGAAGTTTATGGAGTTATGTGAAATTCCATTGCATGATTTGTTAACACAAACGGATGCTACCCATAAATATGGTATTCGTTTTGAAAATTGGCACACTAAGAACTCAGACTACTTTCACAGTGTGGGTGGTGATGATTCGGGTTTCAATTGGAATAACTTTGGTTTGTACGCAGGATTTATAGAAAAAAACCAATTCTTAACAACCGCAATGACTACAGATGGTTTTCTAAAAAACAGAATTCGTAAACACAATTTGCATAACAATACAAACCAATATCATTTTGACACAATGAAACTTAATGCTTTTTTTGAGAAACTTTGTTTTGAAAGAAGGATTAAAATTATTGATGCAGAAGTAAAAGATATAACATTAAATGTAGAAAATGGAAACATAGAGTCTATTGTCCTTGAAAATACAGCAACATTAGAAGCTGACTTTTGGATTGACGCAACTGGGCTTAAAAGACTTTTAATGACAAAACTAGGTGCAGCAAAGTGGAACTCTTTTAGCAAGTATCTGCTTGTAGATTCAGCAATTGCTTTTCCAACAGAATCAGACCCAAGTGGAGAGATAAGACCATACACAAGGGCAAGAGCCGCATCTGCTGGGTGGATATGGGAAATTCCCACACAGCAAAGAAGAGGTAACGGCTATGTGTTTGCATCTGACTTTATTACAGAAGAAGAAGCAATTAATGAAGTACAGGTAGTAACTAACTACACAGTTGGTGCTCATAAGACTTTTAAATTTGATGCAGGTCATCTTGAGCAAACATGGGTAAAAAATTGTTGCGCCGTAGGTTTAGCCTCTGCTTTTGTTGAACCGCTTGAGGCAACCAGTATTGGTACTACGATCCAACAAGTTATAAACTTGGTAGGAAATCTGGCTTCATATAATGAAAATAATCAGCACATGCAGAAGTTTTATAATAAGAGAATAAACTTAATGATGGATAATGTCTTAACAATGATTCGTTTACACTATGTCTCAGATCGTGCTGATACTCCATTTTGGAGAGCAGTTTCAGAAATGCCTATCAACCCTACTCTTGAGGAGTTGTTAGCGCTTTGGAGCGAAAGACTCCCCATGCGTGAAGATGTTTCATTTACTAATGGAGAACTCTTTTTGCCAGCACACCTAATACATGTTGCTCAAGGGCAGAATGTCCTAAATCGCAATTCATCTTCTACTTTGCTTGAGAGATTAAGTATTAGAGGAAAAGTTGCTCAACATATGTCTAATGTTATGCTAGCAAGGTTTGACCACGAAACTGTTGACCATGCTCAATCATTGAAGGAGCTTTATAATGATTAAGTTTCGCTCAATAAAAAATAAGAACTACGAGCATTTGAAAAAACCAAAAGCAGGGGAAATTCTTATAGTGCCGCAACATCCAAGTATGATGGAAGAACAAGGAAAACCTTACGCAAATACTATTTCAAATACTCCAAAGTGGTTTCGTAATATTGGTAAGTATGCAGGCTCTATAAGAGGATGTGCGGGGACACAGGATTTTTTAAATGTGGGGATAACGGTTCCAATGTGGACAAACGCCGTTTTTTCTCCAGACCCAAGCACTGACAGAAGGTGGAATGTTAACTTAGACCAGATCAAAGTAGGGAACCAAGGTGAAGAAGTATTTGCTGTGCAATCTTTTGGTTTTGGTCAAACTGGAGTATGCCCAATGACTGATGTAAGAAAAATAGAGGACTCTTGCTATCCTAAGATTGTTAACCCGTGGTCATTTATTACAGCACCAGGTTGGTCTACATTGGTGCTTCCCGTTTTGTTTGAGCCAAACTTAAACTACGATGTTATACCCGCAGTTGTTCACACGGATTTTTATCACATCATGAATCTTGTTTTAAATATTAAAACTGACAAAGAATTTACAATAAAATATGGAACACCAGTATTACATTTGATTCCATTTGAAAGAAAATATGGCACACCAACGGTAAAGTTTGAAGATTCTTCTTGGACACGATTTGTAGCAAGTAGAGGGTTTAATGCGGGTCCAGTATTCCCATCGGGTTCATCAACGGCAAAACCATATAGGCAAAATAGGCGTGTCGTAGATGGTAAAATAGAAAAAGACCTATTAAATAAAAAATGGTGGAGGAAAATATGGAACCGATAGATTATTCTAATTTTTTAAAAGTAATTGGACAAAATGACCAACAAGGTTTATTTGTCTTGACTAAAGGTATGTTTGTCAATTCAACTGGTCTAGAAGATTCAATGTTTCGTTGCGACTCAGGAGGTTACGGTCCACAAGCATTGCTTTGGCAAGAGGATTCTGAGTTTCCATTCGGTGTTGATTGGATACCTACCGTTTCCCACTTACAGACTTATCAAATAGTGCTTGACTATTCTCCTCATTTTTATATCATCTATATTGAGGTTCCAGAGACGAAGGCAATTTCTTCCGCTACTAAATTTACTTATTTTGATAGTAGTTATGAAGCAACAAAAGACAAGGCTAGATTATGGTGTGCTAGAACAATGCAGGAGCTCTTTAAGAACATGCTTGAGTGGTCGTCTGTGTACGAAGAGCCATTTAACAATAGGGAAATAATGGCTGAGTACTCAAAGTATTCACTGGAGCTTTTGGATATTCCTGAAGATATTGTAAGTGAGATCAATCAACTTCCCGACATGCACTTGTATAGATACTTGAAGGGAGATGTTTTTGCTCAAGAAAGACCGTCCAACATTCCTGATATGTCAGAACAGTTTAATTTGTGGTTAAAATCAAAGATAGATACTCAACGACCAAAAGATCTTTTTGATGTTTTCTAATAAAATTATTTCAGCTATTAAAACAATGTCCTCCAGGGACTACTGGACAAGAGTGAATACCGTAGAGGCTTGGGGATTTTCCACAAAGATTGCAATTATCTTTCCTGGTCTTTTATTCGGCAAACAGTTTTGGTGGCTCTACATCTTTGCCATCATCTCCAGCGTTGCTTTAATCTGGACATCTACGAAAAAGACACTTCCCACAATTATTCTTTTTAATGTTCTATGGGTAATTCTTGCTTCTTTATCTATTCTTAAACATTGGTGGTGGTTTAACTAATGTGTCCTTTCGGAATAACATTTATAATGTTATTAGTCCATAGGGTTAAAAGTATATTTTCTAATTAATCATATATAAACTATAATCTATATGTGAAAAACATTAGGTTCAGAAAAGGTTCCTGGGTAATTTTGCCCGCACTTATTTTCGCTTGGTTTTTTCCAACACCGTACTCTGTTAAAGCCGATGCGCTTGGCGAGTGGGCATATAGTCAATCACAAAACTGTGGTGGTTACATTGAAGTCGTAGACAACGCCATAACTTTACATGGTCCTGATAACCAATTAGCACCGCAAGGATCACCTTGTGGGGGAGCGCATTGGGTCAAAATTGAAACCACAATCCCTGATGATCTAGCAACCCTTGATTTTACTTGGTCATATCAAACGAATGACGGTTGGGTATATGACCCACCGCAGTACGGTATCAACGGGGTTTACACGCTGATTACACAAGTCAACACTTCATCGGGAACCTTGTCTGTGCCTGTTGAAGAAGGCGACATCTTTACATTTCGCCAATACTCAATAGATACCTGCTGTCAACCTGGTCATCTTACAATTAGCAATTTATCTTTATGGAATGGTATTGTTGAATCAACTACAACAACTTCTACTACCACTACGACTACCTCTACTACTACAACCACGACTACAACCACGACTACAACAACAAGCACCATCCCAGAAACAACAACAACCGTAGTAATCCCAGAAACAACAACCGTAGTAATCCCAGAAACAACAGCGGTAGTTGTTATAATTACACCAGAGGCTCCAGCAACCACGGTTGAGGTTATAAGTACACCAGAAACGCTCCCAGAGGCTCCTGTGGAGGTGTCTCCAGAGCCTACGACAGTTGCAATTCCAGATCCCGAGCCTGTTGTTGTAGAAACACCTGCTGAAACCACAAGCTCAATTCCTGAAGAAGTTGTTCCGAACACCAGTGTGCCTGATACAGACATTACTGTTGATACAGATATAACGCTACCTTCTGTCGGTGAGGTTATATCGGATGCGGTATTAACGAATATCCTTGAAGACACCTTTACAGCTGACGCTTCAACAGAAGAAATAACGGCTGCACTTGATAATATCTTGGACGCAGACCTTTCTACTGAACAATTTACTGCGGTGATGGATGCCGTACTTACCGATACATCTGATACAGAGCAGGTGTCTGAAGTCCTTGTCAGTTTGCTGAGTTCTAGTCTTTCGGGTGAAGAACTTACAATTGTAATGGATACTGTCTTTAGTGAGGAAGCAAGTGTAGAAGAGATGGGTGCAATTGTTGAAAACTTGTTAAGTTCCGACCTTTCATCAGCAGAATTGACAGCAGTGTTTACTGCGGCTTTTGACGGGGACTTATCTGATGCAGAAACTATTTCTCTTGCCGAGGATGTACTTTCGCAACCTGTATCCATTGAAGAACTTACAGCGGTTATTACGGCTATCTTTGATGAGGAAGTATCTGATGAGGTATTGGTTACAACCTTTACGGCTGTGCTTGAACAGCCTCTCACACAAGAAGCATTTACTGCGGTAGTTGATGTTTTGGAATCGGATACAATTAGTTCGGATCAAGTTTCGCAAGTAGTTGATTTAGTTATCAGTCAAGATGGCGGTGTTTCTGCTGATCAAGCAACTGAATTAGCAACAAGCCCCAAAGTGCTTGAAAGCATTGATGGATCTCAAGCAACTGAAGTCTTTGATGTGATTGTAGTTTCTGAAGTTACAGCAGAAGATGGTCTTGCAATTTCACAAGCTCTTGTAGACGCTCCTACGGAAGTGAAAGAGGCATTTGAAGAAGAACTTAATATATTTGAAGGGGTGTTTGATATATATGTCCCGACTGATTCAGGCATTAATGTTGGGGTAAGAAGAACATTTGTTGCTGTAACTGCAATCGCTACAACACTTACAACTGCTGCTGGCGCTGCACCACTATCTGGTGGGTCATCGGGTGGAAGTGGAGGCTCACCTGCTGGTGGGGGCGGTATGCCCGATAATGGAAAATCATCTAAAATTAATAGGCGTAAGGGTCAGCCTCGGAGGAGAATAAAATGAAAAAATTGTTAAAAGAAATGCATGATTTAACATGGACTTTATCTGGATCTTTTATGGTATTTATTACTCTGTCTGGTCCAACGCTTAATTCTGCAATTAAAATCACAGTAATTGCTGCTGTAATTCATCTTGTTGGTCAAATGATCAAGAAGGATGATGAATAATAATAGTTACGATATAATGTAGTATCGCCCGTTGGGGCAAGGAGGTGGTCTTTTGTCTACTTTGTTAAATGAGAATAATAAGAAAATGGTTGCGTCTTGGGCAAGATCCTTTATTGGAGCTGGACTCGCAGTTTATATGACAGGTAATCATGATTTGAAAGCTATCGGTACTGCTGGAGTTGCTGCTCTTGCACCTGTAATCATGCGTTGGTTGAATCCAAACGATCCTGCTTTTGGTCGGGGAAAATAATCCCTTTAAAATAATTTAGGAGTTTAAGTGAAACAAATACAGAATATTCTTTTTAGAATACTGGCTACTTTCTCTGCGTCAGCTCTCGGTGTTATCGGAGCTGGCGCTATAGCCGATGTGCCTTTATGGAAAGCTTGTTTTATGGCGGGCATTGCTGGAGTAGCTGTTGTTGTAGAAGGACTCTCACGAGCCTTCCTGGATGATGGTAAACTATCTATAGCAGAAATTGATGCTGTATTTAATAGGAAAGTTGGAGGAGATAAATAATGGCTAAAGTTGAATGGGATTATATTGTTCCCGTTAAAATGCCTGCTGCATTAAAAAGTGTAGAGCCAGGTAAGTTGCACCCAAGTTTGTTGCGAGACATCTCAACGGGTGGAAAATTATTTTATCTTGCAGCAGATGCTTGGAATGCAATGGTTGAGGCTGCAAAAGCTGCTGGCGTAGAACTTACTCCCACGAGCAGCGGTGATTTATATCGCAGTTATGACAGCCAAAAGGCTGGATTTTTAACTCGCTATAGCCTTCAAGATACTGGTACTGGTTCAACAAAAGAATTTGAAGGTAAGACTTGGTATTTGAAGAAAGGTATGGCAATGCTTGCAACACCTGGTAAGTCTCAGCATAATCTCGGCTTGGCTGTTGATATTGCTAACGCCTCTGAAAAGAAAAGGATGAATTGGTTGATTGCAAATGTTGAAAAGTTTGGGTGGAGTTGGGAAGTTGTTCCTTCAGAGCCTTGGCACATTCGTTATGTATCTGGGGATAACCCAACTGCTGCTGTACAAGAATATGTTGCTCGCAATCCAAAACCAGTGGGGATGTTTGGAACTGTAGCGGAACAAAAAGCCGCTGCTGAAGCAAAAGTTGCAGCACCAAAAGCAAATGTTGAGGAAGCAAAAGGCAAGCCTGTTTTACGGTTGGGTCAAAAAGGTCTTTTTATCAAAGAAGCTCAAAGGCTTTTAGAAAAGAATGGCTACCCTTGCAAACCTGATGGTGATTTTGGTCAAAAAACTCAAGACCTTATTGAGCAATTTCAGAAAGCAAGAAACATTCCAGTAACGGGTCAAATTGATCAACCGACTTGGGCTGCATTGCTAGCATAACCAATTTAAGATAAAATCTTAGAGAGGTATTATGGCTGCAACTAGAGATATTAGTATTTATCAAGGCGACACTTATGCGCATGAATTGCGTATAAAAGATAGCGCCAATGCAAATGTGAATATTACAAGTAGAACTTATACTGGTCAAATTAGAAGGAAAAGGAATTCTGACACAATTAGTGCTACTTTTACATCAACCCTTACCAATGCCGCAAATGGCATTGTTGTCCTGTCTTTAACAGCAGCATCTACTGCAAACATAGCATCTGGAACTTATGTTTATGATTTTCAAGAAACTAATGGCGCTACTATTACAACACTAATTACGGGGTCTTGTATAGTTGTTGGAGAGGTAAGTAGATAATGCCAGCGGAAACTACAACCGTTCAGGTTAGTAGTGGTGACATAACTTCTGTTACTGTTGCATCTGAAATTACAGCGGTAACAATACAAACAAACGATACTACGGTGCTCACATCAGCACCAGCAACATTAAACTTAGCAAGTTTATCTTTTGCAGATACTACTCCTGCCGACATTGCTCGGGCAGGGGTTATAGGTGTAAGTGTGCTAGCAGCTAGGGCAGATCATGTTCATAGCGCAGCAAATCTATTAATGGATGGAGGAAACTACTAATGGCTAATACATTGAGAATTAAAAGAAGGGCAACTGGTAATGCTGGTGCACCTACAAGTTTGGAGAATGCAGAATTAGCATTTAACGAAGTAGATAATATTCTTTACTACGGTAAAGGAACTGGTGGCGCAGGTGGAACTGCAACTACTGTTGAAGCAATCGGTGGTCTTGGTGCTTTTATCACCTTGTCTGGTGATCAAACAATCACTGGTAACAAAACATTTACTGGTACAGTAATTGTTGCAACTCCAACCGCAAACGGTCATGCAGCTACTAAGCTTTATGTTGATGGTGCTGTATCTAATGCTACAACAACATTCACCCTTGCTGGCGATGGCGGTACAAGTCAGACAATTACATCTGGTGATACCCTGACAATTTCAGGTGGTACAGGTCTTACAGCAACTGCTGGGGCAACCGATACAATTACCATTAACCTTGACAACACAGCGGTTACAGCAGCCAATTATGGTGCAGCTGGATCTGTTGCAACATTCACTGTTGATGCACAAGGTCGTTTAACTGCCGCTGCAAATACAACTATTTCAATCACTGCTTCACAAGTTAGTGATAGAGCTACAAACCTTGTAACTGGTTTGACAGGGACGGCGAATGAAATCGCAGTTTCCAACTCTGGTGTAGGAGCTGTCACACTAAGTCTTCCAGCCAATGTCACTATTTCAAATAACCTTACAGTCTCTGGGGATTTAGTTGTTAATGGTAATACAACAACTCTTAATACAGCAACACTGGTTGTTGAAGATAAGAATATTGTTCTTGCCAATGTTGCGACACCAACAGATGTTACAGCGGATGGTGCTGGTATTACAATTCTTGGCGCAACAGATAAGACACTTAACTGGATTGACGCTACAGACGCTTGGACATCTTCTGAGCATTTTAATATTGTCGCTGGTAAGTCATTTTATATTGGCGGTTCAGCAATACTTTCAAATACAACTTTGGCTTCAAGTGTCGTTACCTCAAGTCTTACATCTGTAGGAACAATTGGTACTGGTGTATGGCAAGGAACTGCTGTAGCTATCGCTTACGGTGGTACTGGTTCAACAACTGCTGGTAATGCAAGAACTGCATTAGGTCTTGCAATTGGTACAGATGTTCAAGCCTATAGCTCTCAATTGGCAGCGCTTGCTGCGAATACTGCTACTATTGATGGTGGTACTTTCTAAGTATAGGAGTCATAAATGGCTAATGTCATAAAAATAAAGAATTCAGGCACGACATCGCAGGCTCCAGCTACTTTGGAATATGGTGAAATTGCTATTAATTATGCTGATGGTGTTTTGTTTTATAAAGACTTAAGCAACACCATTGTGTCCTTTGACATCAGCGGGGCAATTGATATGTCTAATTTAAATACATTAGTCAGTGATATTGAGGTGTCTGTAGCAATGCAGACATTCTAAGGCTTAGAATACCTTCTCTGATATAATTGAGTATTATGGATGATGTAAAATTAGATACAAGTAAGACACTTACTTTAACCCTTCCTTCTGACCCAACTTCAAATGCGGTCTCTGTAAGTTTGTACCATGAGTTCGGTTCGCTTGTAAGCGGACCAACTGCAGCGACTAGATCTTCGGCAGGTGTTTACACAATCACTTATGGACAGTTGGCATCTGGTCATTATGTTCTGAACTCAGCGGGTAGGCATCGTGCTGATTTTACATATACTGTCTCTGGCACTTCCTATACAAAATCGCAATATATAAATGTCTACACCCCTTATATCACGGCTGATGACTTCTTTGAGGATCATCCCGAACTGGAAGATGACTGGTATGACAAGTTTGATAAAATGGAAAAGAAAGTAAGAAATATCATTAACACATTTTGCGGTCAACAATTTGACTATTATCCGACAAAGTATATTGAAATTCCTGGAACAAATAAGAAAACCTTACATTTGCCTTACCCAATTGTAGATTTAACGAAGGTTACTTTAAATCTGGGGATGAGCGATGAAGCCATCCTGTATGATTCTTCAGATGCATCCTACACCGCTATAGAGAAAGCAAAGGAACCGCACAGCTTTGGAAGTACATACTATATTCAGTTTAAGCGATCAATGCTGGATAGCGTTCAAACAGTCATTACGACAAACAAATTTAACGCTGCTGATTCTTACAAGATTGAGGGCAGCTTCGGCTGGCAATTTGTTCCTAATAATATTGAGCAGGCAGCGGATTTGTTGCTTGAAGACATGATGAATAATGATTCTGAATACAGAAGGCATGGCATCCACTCCGCAGATATGGATATTTTAAAAATTCAAACAAGTGATAACTTCTATGAATCAACTGGAAATATTGATGCAGATGTTTTGTTGATGGACTACACATTGTTTATTATGGATTATGTGGTCTAATGTCAAATGGTTCTTATTTAAGATTCACTCATAAATGTGATGTCTATCAAAAGACAATAACAACTAGCGCCGCTGGGCAGAAAGTTGCCGCATTCACAATGCTTGCAACAATTCCTGGACAATTCCAAGCGCCACTTGAAGCGAATAACACCAGTGAAAGAAGGGTTGCTCCATATCAAGACAACTTACCGAAGTATGAATTAATTGTCCCTGCTAAATATGCAGAATACATTACATACAGCAATAGAGTTAAAAATATTGTTGATCGTTATTCAAACTTAATAGATAGTGATACTTTTGAAATTATTGGAATCCAGCCTAATTTTTCTTTTTCGGGCAGAAAACATTCTGTTAAAGTTTCTCTAAGAAGAGTTGTGGAGGGAGAATAATGAAAGTAAATGTAAGTGATCAAGTATCGTTATTACTTGCTAGGTTGGAAAGAATTCCTATGGACATTGAGTCAGGAGTTGCAGAGGGGATTATGGCAAGTGAATCTACCATTATGAGTGATGTTGTTGATCAATATGGGGATATTTTTGAAAATGTAGAGCCATCCATCCGTAGTGGAGAAAGCATTGATGTCATATTTAATGTTGGAGAGATGTATCATTTTGAAAACTCCACGGGAGAGCAGTTCTCTGTCATGGTTGAGTCAATGTCATCCAATGTTCTAGAGAATATAAAAACTGCAGTATCTAGAAATATGGGGGTTACATATGGCGCTTAGTGTCTATGACATCAACACAGCATTAATTGCCGATGCAACTTTGGCAAACATTGCTGGTAAAACTATGAACTTCTTCCCAGTGGTTGCTACCAATGGAGAAACTGCCCCTTTTGTTATTTACTATTACCAGCCAATGGTCCCATCTGTTGAGGCGCATTGGGTACGGAAAGATAACATTCGTTATTGTATTTTTGATACAAATGCTGATAGGCTATTCCAGCTTGCTGAAAGGTTTTTGTATATTTTAAGCAAAGGTGATCAAGTCGCTAAAGCTGGTGGGATTACTGGGTCAAACTCCAGGATATTGTCTTCATACCAAACAGGGGCTAATCTATCCGCTCCTTTGGAAAAAGAAGGCTGGTATAGAATGAATTTAGACTTTAAAATCTACAATGTTTAGTGAAGTGTGGTAAAATAATAAGATATGGAGTATAGTACAATAACATACATTGGTAAAAGTTCTGGTTATGTAGTCAAGCTTCGTGACACTGTTTACGAGTTTGAATGGAATAAAGGTCTGGGTATTGGAAATCGTCAAGGCGAGATCCGTACTAAAGATATAGATAGGATCGCCAAATGGCGAGACAAGAAGGGCAGGAAGATATTCCGCCTGGATAAATAGGAGGAAGTAATATGGCAGTTAATGTTTCTAACATTATTGTTGGCGAGGCAACCCTTAAATTGGGTACCAACGCTAACGCAACAACCATCGCAGCAATGAACAACTTTGCTGACATTGGTGCAACACAAAACGGTTTGGAAATTTCGTGGGAACCAGACATGGTTGACATTGAGATTGATCAATTTGGCGATGCAGCTAAAGTAATTCAATCAAAGGTTAAAGTTATGGTTAAGACAACACTTGCGGAGGGTACACTTAATAACCTCGCACTTGCTTGGAACTACGATAACACCACTGGTGGAGATGACATCATTGCTAACAATGATGGCGCAAACACAAAGACATTCTTGTTCGGTGCACAGGGAGTAATCCCATACGAGAAGGGACTTGTTGTTACAGGTACAGCACCTGGTTCAACAGCAGGTTCAACTCTTACCCGTTCATTCTACACAAAGCGTGCGATTTCAATGGAATCATCCTCAATCAGCATGAAGCGTGCAGAAGCAACAATGTTTACAGTTGGCTTTAGAATTTTGCCAACAGTAGCAGACACTGGTTATGAGTACGGCAAGATCGTTGATCAAACCGCATAATTAATACAGAAAAATAATTTAGTTAAAGGCAACGCCCCTCTACATTTTGTGATAAACTTAATGTTTGAGGGGCGAAACCCTTTAAAACTAGACACAAGGATGGAATATTTTGAGCGATAAAAATAAAGACATTTTGGCAGGAAGAGATATTATTTTTGCTGATGGTAAGACAAGAACAATTAAGCCTTTGACTATTCGCAATTTGCGTAAGTTTATGGCTGTAGTTAAGGATCTTAAAACAGAAGATTCACTGTCCGATGCAGATATTGACATCATGGTAGAAGCAGCAGGTATTGCACTTGCTACTGTTGATCCAGAGCTCGGTAATAATAAAGAAAAACTTGAAGATGTGCTTGACCTTCGTTCATTCGGTGAACTGATGTCAGCCGCAATGGGTTCAGACCCTTCCTACTAGGCGAGGAGGGGGAACACTTGACTTCGGGTCAGGGTTCTGATCTAAAGTGGGAGGACATCCCCCTTCTCAAATATGAGTCCGAGTTATTTGTTAAAACAGGTGCTTGGGAGAGTTTGGGTTATCTTGAAGAAAAATTAACTCTTAATGAGTTATTTCTTTTGTATAGAGCTTGCAATAATGACACGAGTGTGCAGATGCGTATTGCTGCTGCTGCGCAAGGCGCAGAGGTTGACTTCAATGAAGATTGGTATGACCCAGCCCCTCTTGCCCCAACTCCTGTTCATGAAATTCAGAAGATGAGTTTTGGTATGGGATA